TCCTCTTGATTTAACGTACTCAATTTCTCTCTGTAAATAATCTAAAGCTTTATGTAGATCCTCTAGCTCGTTCCCTTTCTTTCCTGCTCTAGCTATATATTTTAGAACATTACCTCTGTTAAACGAAAGAGAGTAATGATTACACACGTCTATAATATCATACTGTTGACCATTGTCATAATGGCCAGGTGTTTTAAACTGTTTCATTTTTTTGTTTTTTAATTTATTTATCCAATTCCATTCTTGTACGCTCATTATTTTTTAAATTGTTTTAATTTGCGTTCCAATTGTGTTTTCTCATCATGGCATGTTTTACAAAGTACCTGTAAGTTTTCCTGTTCACAGAATAGAGTGTCTACGAAAGCTGGAAGATCATTTGAGCAATTTAAGCTACCTGCAGGTTCTATATGATCAACATTAACTTGATCACTTTTAAACCAACTTTTACACTTGTTACATTGATATTCCCACTTCTGTCTTTTATTCTTTCCTTTATAAGCTCTTCTTGCAAGAGTTTTACATTCAGAAATTGGTTTCCACCATCTACTCTTTTGTCTTAGTGCACTTCTAATCATAGACCAAAATGCTGATTCTGTCATTGTTCCAGCATTTCTAGTGCGAGGTACTCTTGGTTTCTTTGGTTTGTTTGCCATAATTTTAAAATTAAAGGGATAACAAATATAATTCAAATAAATGTTATCCCCTAATTTATTAATCTACCATCCTAACTCTTGCAGTAATCTCAGCCTTCATCTCTTCAAGACTTCCAACAATATTACGTACATCTATAGAAGATATATTTGGTAAGCTGAACTCATACTTATTAGATTCTTTAGCAAAACCTTCTTTCACCTTGGCTTGTAAATCATCAAGTTCACGTACAGCATACACTTCATCTAACTGAAGAGTATCAAACTGATTGTCATGAAGAATCTCTGTAGCTTCTTCTCTTGGTACAGTCATGATTGGTAAATACTCAAAACATCTACCTTTGTGTGCACCAATACCAACAACTTTCATAGGGTTGATAAGAACAAGAACAGACTGATCACCACATCCCACATAGTGTATCTGATCAGAAGTAAAATGTAAACCAGCTGCAGCACAATCTTGTGTTGACCAGTTACAATCTTCCTGCGGCATGTTTACCACTTTACCAATACGTATGTCAAATGTTCTAGTCCAATCATCTGTAAAACGATTCTCATGTCTGTTAGGTAAATCTAAATAAAGAGCTGTAAGTTTACCTATCTCTTCTCCATGATCTACTTTTACAGAAGTTGTATACTCATAAGGCTCTACCTCACCTGTACCATCGCATGTGTCACATTCTATCCACTCTTCTTCATCTTTGTCATCATAACAATCACCATCATCATGATAACCACCTTCACCATCGCAATCTGGACAAACAGTACTAGTGTGTGTTTCTTCATTATATAACTTATCATCATGAATCAACTTGTACTCACCATCTTGTAGAAATACAGTGTAATCATCTGGACTCTTTTTCCACACTGCTTTCACTTTGTTGTATGTATTAGAAATAAAATGTACAAGCTCTGGGCTACCGTGTAAGGTTACTACATTACGTAGAGCTACAAAGAATCCTTGCTTAGTGATACGGAAGCTATTCTCTTTCAAGAATCTATACAACTCATGTGCCACTTCAGCTCTTGGATTAAGTGCACACCACATAAAGAAGCGCTTCAGAGACTGATATCCATCATGATCATTTAATGGAATACCTAAAGCATCAGCACGTTGTATTTCATCAAGTAGTTCTTCAACTAATAGCTGCGGTAGAGATCTAGATATACCTTTGAAGTATACTGAATCTCCATCAAGTACAAACTCACCACTCTCTTCTAGAATAAGAAGGCCCTTTCTAAGAGCTTTTAGTCTTTTTTCTGACCTCTCTCTTTCTGCAATCTCAGAAACAACATTAGGATCACTAACAATTGTGTACAGTTCTCCAATAGTAGTAGCTGACTCTGCAGCATGATAATCATCTTCAGTAGCATTTACTTTAGATATTATAGAATCATCAGACAGTACAATAGTTAGTGCATCATTTACTAACTTAATGCTGTTGTATGGTTTTGTTTGAGGAGAACCATCGTTGTCTACCTCTTCAACTAATTTATCAAGTTTTTTCTCGATAACCTTTTCAATTGAATGGTCCACTCTGTTCTTGAACCATTCTAAACTTAGAAATTTACTCATTTTTAATTGTTTTTATTTATTAATTAATATACGAAAAATAAGGGAGACTAACAAATAATCTCCCCTACCACTACTACTCATTTTCTTCTTCTACTTTATCTTTCAGAAATACCTATCTTACATTATAACCAATTCCATTACATCTGAATAACTGAGCCATACAATCTATTAATTCACTGTTATCAGTTCCTCCATATGCAATAGCTCTTGATAATGTAGATACATAAATATTATCTTCGATAAATTTATTCATATCATCAACCATATCTTTCATCTGATCATTAAACAGTTTCTGTTCTTTAGCATTATCTAGAAAATGTTTAGTTTTATCAAAATAGTTATATCTACTGCTTCCAATATTCTTGTCTCTATAAGATTCAATTTCTGTAAGCTTATCAGTCAACTTAGATTTAACTTTATTTATCTTTGATTTACATCTATATATATATTCCCATTTTCTTACATTAATGTTACAATACATTGCAGTTACAAATCTAACAAATAGACTATGTCCTGCTATGAAATCTTCATATTTAACCAAATTATCTACGCTAGGAGACTTTTCTAAAGAGTCCATTTCACGTTTTGAAAATGTAATATATTTAACTGGTAAATACTTAGTATCGTGATACAAATTATCTAAATTCATATAGTCATCATGAGAAGTGTATACAAAAGTATCTCCACCTTTTTCTACAGTTTCAATATTTATACGACCTGAAACAAACTTACAGTTTCTACCACAATTTTCTCTAAGTAAGTCTTCACCAATTTTACAGTTAAAATCTCCTTCAACTTTTACACCTTTAGAATCCATTGTGCTCTTTCTCTTAGAAGAAGTATTAGCTCTTCTGTCCAGCAACCATTGTTCAGGAATCTCAATTGTGTTTATACCTACAACATCTTTAAACAATAATGATTGAATATATTGAAACTCTTTAATTATAGTTCTCCACATACTCTTATCGTAAAGATTTAGATTTAGAATTGTATAGTAACAATCTCTTGTTACAGAACCATTTTTCATAAGTGGATATGGCCTTATTTTACGTATAAAGTAAGTGCTTCTAATACTTTGACCTTTCTCATCTACTCTTTTACCACAAACTTCTCTAAGATAATTTTTCTTATGTCCTTTCAAAGATGTTTCTATAAGATATGTATACTCTTCCATATATTTCCAATTTACATCACGTTTCCAATGATTATCATTTACCTTATACATTCTATCATTCTCATATCTATATGTAACACGATATTCTCCTGTAAAATATGCAAATTCATGATTAGCAAACTTAGTAATATCAAAATTATCTACTCCTTCAAGTTTTGGCTTAGCAAAAGGTGTTGTAATAAAAGATTGTAAGCTGTTTAGATCAAATTTAGTTCCAAGCACATTCCAGATTCTTTTCTTACTATAGTAATAATCTAGATAAGATACTACATCTTTACTATTTTCTGAAACAGTTTCATTATATTTTTCTACGCAATAATTAGCAAAATGAGTCAACTTAGATTCTATAATTTTCTTAGTCTCTTTAGTGTATATAAGAGACTCTCTATTAGGTGTTGGAAATATACCATCTGTAAGACTAAATCTTAGTGCAATAGGAATATATACAGAATCTATTCCCATCTTATCAAAATCAAGAGGATAGTATACATTATCAAGACATATATGTAGCCTATCATCTTTAGCTAGTTCAGAAAACTGAAATAACTTAGATCTATGAATAGTAAATTCATTATCAATACCATCTACATTAAAATATACATCCTCAAAGTATGCAAGTTGTTGTTTAATTTTATTACTAAAGTCAGTTCTATCACCCCATCTAATTGGTACAGTAACTTTTACACCATTGCACTCTGTTGTAGGAGTTTCATTAATTAAATCAATAGTATTTGTTTCCTCACCTTCATACATCATGTACTTACGTTCCATACCATCTTTCCTACATGTAAAATAGAAACTACTAGCATAAGCTAGAGGAGCCTTGAAACCAAGACCCATCATACCAAGTTCTGTA